CGTGAAATGTTGAAATACATTGAAGATTCTCATGGAGAAATTGGGATAACATAACGCACCAGCCCCTTTAGGGGGCTGTTAGAAATGAATGAGACACTATAAAGTAAATAAGATACAACATACAGTATTTGATTCAGAAGGTGAGGTACCTTCAGATATCCACTATTTAAAGGATTGGAGAAATGCCTCCCTTCATGATTGGGTATTAGCTGACGATGGAAGTGTGATTCAGGTACTACGTACAGGTACGATGAGAAAGTCTAAAGGTAAAGTGCGTATAGTTACGTATATAGGTACATGTACTGGTACCTTTATTATTTCCAGTAAAATAAAGATGGATACCTCTAAGAGAATTGATATATATAGTATAGGTGGTAATATTGAGAGAAATGAAAGGATAGAAGAAAGAGAGACTCTATCTACACGTGAAGAGCTCTTTGTACAATATCTATCTGGTGGTATGGATCCAAGGAAGGCTTACCTAAAAGCTTTCCCTACAAATAACCCTGGTTATGCTGGAATGCGTGCTGGTCAGTTGGTAAAAACTAAAAGAGTAAGGAGTCGTATGAAAGAAGAATTAAAGCCTTTTCTAGAAAAACTTGATCTTAATGAAGAATATGTACTATCAAATATTAAGGAGGTAATCGACTCTACAGCCAAGGATGACACCAAGCTAAAGGCCTTGTTTAAGTTAGCAGATATTATGGATATGGAAGATAAGAACAGAACTCAGGTTACATCGGTTACAGGAGCATTATTTCAAGGGTTTACACCCGAAGCATTAGAAGAGGTCGAAAGACCAAAGGAGATTAAATGAAACTAGATTTTCATCATAAATTTGTAAACTATCTTACTAGTAATGGATGGTTAGATCATTGGACAGCTGTACATATGGCTGCAGGTGCCTTTATATGTAAGGTAGCTTTATGGGGAGGTGCATCTAAATTAAGTGCAGTACTATGGGTAGCTGCTATAGGAGTATTATGGGAACTATTAGAATGGATTATAGAGAACTGGGAACCATATGGCTCAGAAGAGAGATGGAGAAATAACACACTATCAGACCTTATTGTTGAAATAGGACTTGCAATATGGATGGTAATTTAAATAATTTAGGGGGAAGAGGTGAGAATGGTCTTAAATAAGAAGACTCCAGCACAGAAGATTAGAGATTATTTTAATACACCTAGATGGAAAGCATTAACTAAAAAGAAAGATGAACAATATGGCATATCGAAAAAAGGAACCAGATAGCAAAGCATTTGATGCTATGAATAAGTTAAGTAAGAAAAAAGCTTCTAACTTATTTACAGAATCAGCATATAACGCTCTATCTACTGGTAAAGAGCGTGAGTTATATGATCAGAAAGCATATAATGTATTAAAATTAATGTATAATAAAGATAAGATTAAGAGGGAATTTGAAGGTATAGACTTTAATAAGTATATAGATGTATTAAGTCCTTCATTGTTTGATGAAAGAGCTTTCTACCCACGTGATGATGAAGAGCCTATAGGGGATTTTTTCCTTGATGTATATGAGGGTGATTTTGACCAATTCAAAGCTAGTGCTAGAAAATCTATTGCTGGCAAAGAGAAAAAACCTTTAGAACCTAGTGGCAAATATTAATTTACAGAATATATCCAAAGCTGAAGAAGAGCTACAGTTAGCTTATAAGGATCTTATAGCTTTTGGGAAACTTTTCCTACCTGAGGACTTTTGTAGATCGGAGACGCCTTTCTTTCATTATGAAGTGGCAGATGCTCTACAAAATGAAGATCTTAGACAACTTGCAGTTATCCTTCCAAGAGGTCACGGAAAGACTGTTCTTACTAAATGTAATATAATGCATGACTTCTGCTTTACGAAGGAACCACTGTTTTATGGCTGGGTTGCTGCAAGTTCTAAGATTTCAGTACCTAATCTAGATTATATAAAATATCATATAGAATTTAATGATAAGCTAAAGTATTACTTTGGCGATTTAAAGGGAAGGAAGTGGACAGAAGATGATATCGAGCTTAAAAACGGTACGAAACTTATTTCTAAGAGTAACCTTTCTGGTATTCGTGGTGGTGCCAAACTTCATAAAAGGTATGATCTTATTGTTCTGGATGATTTTGAAGACGAGAATAACACTATTACTCCTGAGTCTAGGTCGAAGATATCCAACCTCGTTACTGCTGTTGTCTTTCCTGCACTCGAACCGAAAACAGGACGATTAAGAATAAATGGTACTCCAGTGCATTATGATAGCTTTATTCAAAAGATTTTAGTAGGTTATGAACAGGCTAGAAAGAAGGAGGAGGATTATTCATGGAAGGTAATTACATATAAAGCCTTAATGGATGATGGAGGTATTCTATGGCCTGATTGGTTTGGTAGGAAAGAAATGGAACGAAAGAAGAAGTTCTATCAGGATTCAGGTACACCACAAAAGTTCTATCAGGAATATATGATGGAGGTTCAAAGTGAAGAGGATTCAATTTTTAATAGGGATCATGTTAAGTATTGGGATGGCCAGTTTATTAAAGATGATGATACAGGGGTCATGTTTGTGGTTCCAGATGGCGATGATCCCAAACCTTGCAATCTTTTTGTTGGAGTAGATCCAGCTACAGATTCAGCAAGACGTAATACAGACTACAGTGTTATCATTGTAGTTGCAGTTACACCAGATAATAATATATATGTTTTAGACTATATAAGGAATAGAACCTTACCTGTTTTAGGTATAGAGGGTACAGGCCAGAAAGGGATCGTAGATTATATATTTGATTATGCCAAATTCTATAAGCCAACCCTCTTTACAATTGAAGATACAAGTATGTCCAAGCCTATCTTTCAGGCTATACGGGCAGAGATGAGACGAAGGAATGAGTTCATTATTCCTTTTAAAGAAGAGAAGCCAGGTACACGGATGAGTAAACGTGACAGAATACAAGAGATATTAGCCCAAAGGTTTGCAGTAGGTCAGGTTCATATTAAGAAGACTCAGTATGATCTGCATAGAGAGATAATGACTTTTGGGCCACGTATGTCACATGATGATACTATAGACGCTTTAGCTTATGCATGTAAATATGCACATCCACCTTCCAATATATCAGAATCAAAGGGTAACTGGCATAAGAATAAACCTAAAGCAAAATCATGGATAACCGCATAATGGCAGTAGATTGGAGTTTTATAAGCAAAATGGAAGGTGGATCCCAAACTAAAGGTTATATCCCACTAAAGAAGGGAAAAGTGATGGGAAAAAGTGGACTAACTATAGGTACTGGATGGGATGTTGGTCAGATGACGGCTAAGGAACTTAAAAATGCGGATATTCCAGAAAGTGTTAAAATTGCAGTTGAACCATTTGTAGGATTAAGGGGACAAGCTGCTTTAGATAAACTAAATAAATTGGGAGCTCCAAGAATCTCTATTGAAGATGCAAGTATTGTAGATAAGTATACACATAGTAAGGCACTTTCTGAGATAAGTAAAAATTATGAAACATCTTCAGGAAAATCTTTTGATAATTTGACTTCTGCTCAGCAGACAGTTATAGCATCTGTGGGGTTTCAATATGGTTCTAACCTAAAAAAAGCAACTCCAGGATTCTGGAAACAAGTTACTTCTGGAGATTGGGAATCAGCTCATAAAAATTTACAGAATTTTGGAGATATTTATGATTATAGGCGTGGCCAGGAAGCAAGAATTTTAGGCAGCGATATAGCTAATCAGGAAGTAGCATATATGGATAAATGGATCAGAGAAGATAATCCATTTGCATAAATTGGGAGATAGGATGAAAGATGAGATGGCAAGGATGTTGGCTAAATGGTTGTTTAAGGATTTTGGTCTTTTAATAGAGCCACCTACAGAAGATGAAATAGCAGTAAGTTTGGAGGAACATAATGAGTGATAATTTTACAAAGGATGTAAAAGAAGATTTTAAAAAGAGTAAGGGAGCGAGATACACCAGCTATATGCCTAGTGAAGCTAAACGAGATACTGTAGGTATAGACTTGGGAAAGATAACAGGTCAGTTTAAGCTTAATTTATGGGACCTTCTTAGGGATAGAATGGATAAATATTTATCAGGAAATAAATATTCTGAAGATAAATTTAAGAGTTTTTTAGAGGGTAGAAGTTTTAGGATTCCAATTGATCTTCCTAAAGATTATGGAATTGATCTTGATTTTAATAGGCCTTCTGAAGCTGGTGGAAGAGAATCTAGAATAACTCTAAAAAAGAACTTTTGAAAAAGGATGAGCTATTTCAAGCTGCCCGATGGCTTAATTTAATTATAGGCTTTATGCATTTATATTTGTATAGTATGGGTGGTGGCTATCATCTTTTAGGTATAGGAATAATTAATATTGGCGTATGGGTTTTTACAAGGAGAATGAACAAATGATTTATGTTATGGAATCTATTGCTCGCTCTTTGTTTATCAGGGGCATTAAAGTACGGTAATTATATTACCAATATCTGCCCTCAAGGGGGATATACATGCCCAACCATATGTGATGTAGATCACATACATTATAAAGAAAAGGAGTGTAAAGATGCCAAAAGTAGGAAAGAAAGAGTTCGATTATACAAAGAAAGGCAAGAAGGCTGCAAAGAAGCATTCCAAGAAGACTGGGAAGAAAATGAGTGAGAAGTATTAATAAGGGAGCATAAAGATGCCGAAACAAAATAAGAAAGTCGACCAGATACGACAGCTATTTAATTTATCAAATAGTGCTACAAGAAAGCAGTGGCAACAGATAAATCAGAAGGGTTATGATTTTGCCCATGATGAACAGTTAAAGCAGTCTGAGAAAGATTCCTTAGAAGAACAGGGAATGCCTACGTTCACTATTAATCGGATTCTTCCGGTAGTTGAAATGCTTAACTTCTATGCAACAGCTAATAATCCTAGATGGCAGGCTATAGGAGTTGAAGGTAGTGATTCTGATGTAGCAGCTGTATTTTCAGATCTTGCAGATTATGTCTGGTATAACTCTAATGGCTCTACCCTCTATAATAATGCTATAAATGATAGTGTTACAAAGGGTATAGGCTATCTTTTAATTACTGTAGATAAGGATGCTGATAATGGTTTAGGAGAGGTAGTTATACAACAACCAGAACCATTTGATGTCTTTATAGATCCAAAATCTAGAGATATGTTATTTAAGGATGCTTCTTATATAATGATTCGTAAAGTATTACCCAAGAGCCATCTACAGAAGTTGTTTCCTGATTTTAAACGTAAGATTTCTAATGCTAGTAGTGATGAGCAAACTCAATTAAACTATAGTGTTCGAGCTACTTCAGATGAAGATCAAAAGCTTTTTGCATATAATGATTCTCAGGACTCTGGTCTTTCTATTAAAGCTGATGGAGAAGAAGATCAGTTAATAGAATTCTTTGAGGTATATGAAAAGATAAAGGTATCTTATATCAGTGTCTTTTATCGTATACCGCCTAATGAAGAACAATTACGAGCATTAAAGCAACAGGTTGATGTACAGATTAAAGAGATGCAAGCTGAAATGGAAGTTCAGTTAATAGAGCAAGAACGGCAAATGGCAGAAGCTGTACAAGAAGGTAAGATGCTTCCTGAGCGTTATGAGCTTGAATTAAAGAAAGCTCAAGATATGATGGCCCAGCAATTAGAAGTAGCTAGGCAGGAAAGTATGAGCCAATTACAAGCAGAAGCTAGTAAGATAGAGAATAAGATTGTTTCTGAAAAAGAATTTAAGATTCTAATGCAAGATCCTCAGATAGCAAAGAATGTAGTGGATCAAGTTCAATTCTATTCTACCAGAGTACAGCAAACCTGTGTTGCTGGTGATAAGTTGCTATATGTACAAATACTTCCAGACTCAATTACTGATTATCCTATAATTCCATTTCATTTTAAATGGACAGGGACTCCGTTTCCAATGAGTGCTGTAGCCCCTCTTATAGGTAAGCAACAAGAGATTAATAAGTCTCATCAAATTATGCTTCATAATGCATCACTAGGTAGTTCATTACGTTGGATGCATGAAGAGGGCTCTATTGATATGGATTATTGGGAGAAGTATTCATCTTCTCCTGGTGCTTTACTTCCTATTAGGCCTGGGACAACTCCTCCTACAGCGGTACTTCCAGCTCCACTTTCTAATGCCTTTTTTACAATAGTGCAAGAAGGTAAGAGTGATATGGAATACTTGGCTGGTATATATAGCTCTATGATGGGAGATAGTGGAGGGGCAAGTGAAACTTATAGGGGTATGTTGGCTTTAGATGAATATGGTACAAGACGAATAAAGCAGTGGATGAATACATCTATTGAGCCATCCTTACGTCAAGTAGGTAAGATGGTACTAGAGTTTTCTCAGAGTACTTATACAGCGTATAAGCGATTTAGGTTAATTCAACCTAATGCTATACAAGAAGGAAAATCAGAGGAAGTAAATATTCCTATCTATAATGATATGGGAGAAGCTATTGGTAAATCTATGGATATAAGTTCATTGAAGTTTGATGTACGTATTGTGCAGGGATCTACATTACCTGTTAATAGATGGGCATATCTTGAAGAAATGAAACAGCTATTACAATTAGGTGTAGTAGATGATATAGCTGTACTTGCCGAAACAGACATTAAGAATAAAGATAATATTGTAAAAAGGAAATCTCTATATGCACAACTTCAAGGACAAATACAACAATTATCCGAAGCTATTAAGGATAAAGAAGGTACTATTGAAACACTTGAAAGACAGTTAGTACAGGCTGGTATTAAACAAAAAGTAATGCAAGCTGATGTTGAGATAAATAAGAAGAAAGAAGAAGTAAAATCTCAAATGGGTAAAGAGTATGTAGAGACTGAGGGTAAACAGAAGTTATTACGTAATGTTATGGCTAATAATGTTGAGTCTCAGAAGCAGCAAGCAGGCAATATGTTACAGTCTGTAAGAAATAGTTTGGAAAATGAAAAGGGTAGTTCATAAACTACCCCATTGACACAAGACTAAAAAAGGAGAGTTATGATAACTTCCAATGATGAAAGTCTAGGTAACCCTGAGATAGGGATGGAAGCAGATTCTATTGAAGCTGCAGAAGCATCCCAAACCGAAGGCTCTGATGGCTTTTTTAATCAACTAGAAAATACGGTCAATGGTGGCATAATAGATGACACTGAGGTAACCCAAAGTCAACTAAGTGGCTCCGAACAGGTAACCCACGCACAACAAGACAATGGCTCCGAGAATGTGGATCAGTCGGTAGGCAGCACAGACTGGAAAAAACGATACGAAGATAGTAGTCGAGAAGCTGTCCGCTTAACAGAACAGTATAAATCGGTTGAACCGTTTGTACCAGTTCTAGAGGCGATGAAGAATGATAGTGGATTAGTAGACCATGTTAGGGAATATTTGGTTGGTGGTGGTAAACCTGCAAAATCAATTCAAGAGCAGTTAAGTCTTGATGAAGATTTTGTATTTGACCAGCAAGAAGCAATGACAGATCCTGATTCTGACAGTGCTAAACTAATGAATGCTCATGTAGATAAGATGGTTCAAGGCAGGGTGAATCAAATGCTCGAATCCGAAAAGGGTAGAGCTCAACAGATTCAGCAGGCTAAAGCCAGATCAACTGAAGAGCAGACATTTAGGGAAAAGCATAAAATGTCAGATGAAGATTTTGCAACATTTAAACAAAAAGCACAGGAACATATAATGACATTAGATGATGTTAATTATTTGATTAATCGTGATGCTAATAATACAAATGTTGCAAATTCGACAAAGCAGGATATGTTAAATCAAATGAAAAATGTCCGTAATATGCCTACATCCGCATCAGGAGCAAATAGTCAAGGTTCTAATGAAGAGCGACCTGAAGATTCTGTCTTCAATAAGCTAAAGGATCTTGACGGAGATATAGACAACCTGTTCGGATAGGCAATCTTTTTATATAGAGGGCCATCGAACTTTCATATACCCTACTTGAAGGTGTGTTAAAAAGCACATGGTTGATAGAGGGTTAATAGAAAAGGAGACGGTCAAATGGCAGATTTTATAAGTGCTATTACGCCAAATACAGATCTTACTGTAGCTGACGTAGACGGTCTGGGACCTGGTACAAGTACTGACTTTAATACTGGCGATATTCGGAGAAAATATAACTTCGGTGATCGTGTATCTGAGTTAGCAATTGCACAGGATCCATTCTTTCGCTTCCTTTCAAAAGTGGCGAAAAGACCTGTGGACGATCCACAGTT